GGAGAGAATGTTAGCCAGTTCGGCTTCAGCATTCAGACCGTGGATTGCCTTGAGGTCCTGGGCGAGTTCCAGGGAGTATTCTGCTTTCAGAGCTCTGCTCTTAGCAGTAACGGTGACCTTCTCGATCGAGAATGCCATTTCGTTGAACGCACCAGCGCCATCGCCAAGATCTTCAGCGACGTTCTTAGCCATACCCTGACCTACGTTGTAGGTGTTGTATGCCTGAGAACCTTGTGGGTTCAGAAGACCTGGGTTGCTTCCTGCCTGGGAGTCAGTACCCATACCAACAGCGGCGTTGGTTTCGGTGCCACTGCCAGTTGCAGAGCGACCAGCGAATGCGGTATCTGCTTCGTCGAACAATGCTTCGGTACCACCCTGGGTGCTGTACTTGGAACGCATTGCGAAGATGAGTCCAGTAGGACCGGACATTGGTTGAACGCCTGCAAGGTCATATGCGACCAGGTTAGGCATTGCGCGTCTGATCAGGGAGATCAGAACGGGATCAAAACCAGCAACGTTTTGACCACCACCGGATTGATATCCAGCTGCACCAACAGAGTTGGTAGGTGATTCTGCGAGGAAGTCACGCTCCTCACGCAGGGTTGCTTCTTGGTTCTCCAACAGGACTGCGGTAACCGCTCTACGATGGGAATCCTTGATAGGATCCATTCCGTCATAGTCTAGAACGGGTGCCCACTTCTCCTGCAGAGCCTCGGTATTAGGCATTTGCATTTGAAATTAAACCTCTTAAAAGTTAGTTTGAACGTTTATAATTTAGAAATCACTTTTTAGCAGCTCTAGAGAGAGTTTGCAGATAGGCTTGCATCATTGGGGATACCTCTTCAGAGATAACCTCATTAGTAGAAACCTCTTCTGAAAGATTCTCGGAGGTGCTTGGAGTACCAGCGGACTCGGGGAAATAAGATTTCCTCAAAGTTACCAGTTTCTCACGATAGTCTGCTTCACTTTCAAACTCAACATTTTCTACCAAAGTAGCAAGTTTCTCTTTTTGAGTATCTGCTAGACCTTCAGCAACAGTAGCGAAAACGCCATCTGCATTAGATTCTGCTAATCTACGATTCAGAGCAACATTTCTGTCAATCTGTTCGTTGAGTTTACCTTCCATTTCATCTAGTTTATCTACCATGCTCTCAAGTACATCATACTTATCGTCAGGGATTGTTACATAATGTTCTTCAAAAAGTCCCTTCATACCAGTGATGAAGGATTCTGTGACTTCATTCTTGATTCCTTGCTCAACAGCAAGGGCATTTTCTTGGAACCACTCGTCAGCAACGTATTCCAAATAGGAATCAACGCGCTCAGAGAGTTCTTCTCTGATTGCAACGACTTCCTCAACTAATGCATTTTGATAAGTCTCGTGGAGAGACTCTTGCATTTGAGCAACCTTAGATTTGACTGCTGCTTCAAAAATAGTACGTGCTTTCTCTTCAAACTCTTCGGAGAGCTCTTCGCCCTCAAGAAGTGCTTGAACATCTGATTCGATGTCAATTCCTTCTTCTACGAGTTCTTCTTCTGTTTCTTCCGCTTCGGCAACAACTTCGTCAGCTGCTACTTCCTCTTCGGAAACAACCTCATCAGTGGTTGCCTCTTCTTCGGAAACTACTTCCTGTGTTTCATCAACTTCAACCTCTTCAGCAGGAGCAGCCTTTGAATTGACTACATCTCTTACTTGCTTCAGGGTCGCAGCAGGCTCTCTGAGCTTGTTGCTATCATCATCTGGTCTTGAATTTTCGGGAGTAGGACCGCCGAGATCTTCAACTGGAATACCAGCAGAAGTCATTGGCTCAGCAGGTGCAGCTCCTTTGGTTACTACGTTTTCCATTTTCTGTAAATTGTTACCAACGGACATTTGAAATATGTGATTAATTACTTAATTACATATATTTATTTATAATTCAAAGATTTGAGAGGAAATTATTGAATAAATCCAATTTTTTCTCTTCAAGTTGTCTTTGATCTACGAGAGTATTAATTCTCTTCTTGGTCATTTCAGCAAGATGTTCGCGAAGGATTCCTCCTTCCCAAACCCATTCTTTACCTTCCATAATTCCATTAACAAAAGCATCAGGTGCAGAAGGATCAGCAACAATATCAGCAGCAGTTGCTAACTGAAAATCTTCGCCAACAATCTTACATCCTTCACTGGTAGTTTGGAGTGAACCAACACCACGAGAAGAAACGCCAAGCATAACACCTTCATCGAGAAGGGAAGACGCAATTTTACCCATAGGGGTGGAAAGGATTTGTGCCTTTCCTTTAAAATTATTACCTTCCTGTACCAGAGAAGTAATCTTATGGGAAACGCGATCAAGATTGACTGTAGGTCCATCAGGATGACCAAGTTCGCCAAGAGCACGACCCTTATTAACGAAAGTTTCGCAATAGCGATCTACTTCTTTAGAAAGGGTGGTAATAGGATACATTCTCCCATTACGATTCTTGAGTTCACCTTGAAGGAATACACCTTCAATATAAAGTCTCTTATTAGATCCCTTACCTTCGGTAATAATCTGTACGTTTGTTACTTCTTCTGTGATGAGTTTCATCTTAGTTACTAAATGCTACGGGGACTCCAGTTACAGTACCACCAGTTGCAGTTACTGCGGCACCAATATCTTTTTCTACAATTTCGCTACTTAATGGAAGCAAAGTAATAGATGCTGCCACACTATTTGCAATAGCAATAGTTGACTTAGTAGTAGCGTGACTATTTACCAAACGTACTACTCTTGCTGCAGTAATAGCAGCATCAGTAACAGCAGATTCAGTTCCTAGTGGTTTGATAATCATTCTTCTGATTCCTCTTCTGGTTCAGTTTCTACTTCATCACCAACTTCAGTCTCACCTTCATTTTCAATTTCTTCCACTTCAGGATATTCAAACTCTTGACCAAACATTGAGTTGGCAACATAAGGTCTAGCAATATCAATTCGTTCTGCTGATTTTGCAAACAAAACTTCCTTCATTTTATCGCTAATATCGTTAGGCGAACCATCCGTAGCGATCAAATCGATAACGTCGTCCATAAAAAATCAATAAGTTAATATAATATATTTATAACTCAGACTTTCTAGTATCTTTATCATACTGTTTATTGATCCTTGAAGTCTCTGAATCAATATCTGGTTCAGCAGGAACTTCGCCCATTGACATTGGATCTGCACCCATACCATCCATACCTGAACCAGCACCACTCTCCATTGATGCATCTGCTGGTTGTGGTAATGGTTGACCGGTTACTGGATCAATTGTAGATGGATCTGGAAGAATACCTTTATTAATTTCATCTTCAATCTGAGTATCAATCTCAATAATTTCTTGATCAGTTTGGCGAAGAACTCTCTTCCTTACATATTCTGTGGAGTAGTACTTACCAATGTATGGTTCCATTGTTGATAGAATACTAAGACGATTTTGAGTAAGTTCCGCTTCTTTTAATTCTGCAAACTGATTATCATATAAGAAATCATATTGGATATGATCTCTCATTATTTCCCAATCTTCTGGGGTGCAAATATTTTTCAGAATCAGTTGAGTTCTGAGCATATCGTTGAACATTTGAGCAAAACGCTTTCTCAAACGACCAACAAACTTAGCAAACTTCAGTTCATCACGAAGAATCTCAGAAGAACGACCAAGGTTAAAACCACCATCAGCAGCAATTCTAGATTCAGGAACACCAAGAGCCCTGTAGAGTTTCTTCTGGAAGTACTTTATATCCTCAAGTTCTCCAAGATTCTGACCGCCTGGTAGAGTTGTGATCTCAGTTCCACGACCACCTTCTCTACGAGGTAACCAGAAGTCTTCCATCATACTCATAAATTTACGATCATCACGAACTTCACCAGTTTGTGCGTTATATACTAGTTTATTTCTGTAGCGAGACATAACCTCTTTGAGATATTGCTCTGCTTTTACTTTTGGAAGATTGCCGACATCAATATAGAAAATACGACGCTCTGGTGCTCTTGACAATCTGTAAATAACCAAAGAATCCTCAATCATTCTAAGTTGATTGAGTGCCTTGATTGACTTATGAAGATATGAAAGAACTGTGTTTTTATTTCTATCTACCAGACCAGATGTGCAATAAGTTACTGCATCTTTTGCAATTTTTACTGCTTTTGTTGCACCACGCGATGCTGACATCGATGATGTTGGATAATTTGGTGAAGGTGTATATTGAAAAAACTCTTCAAACTCAGGACCACTTGAAATATCATCATCTTTATTGATTCTAACTATGCCATTATCAAAAGTTTTATTTGGATTCTTTTTCTCTTGGCGAATATATTTAATTTTAAGTGGATCAATATATCTTAATTCTTTAATACCTAATTGAGGATTTTTTAAATCAATAACTTTAAGGTAATATACTCTACCGTCTACATACCAGTTACGAAATATCTCATGAGACTTTCTATCAAAGTCCATAATCTCTTTGAGATATTTAAACTCTGCTCTAATAGTTTTTTTAAGATTATCGCTTGCGTTTAGATTTGATAGTTCGATTTCTACAGGAGAATCGTAAAGATCGCTAACGATTGCTTCGTTAACCACATCTTCAATAGCACCATCCGCTTCAGGATGGAGGGACATTTCTCTATATCTTTTAATTAAATCATGCTCTGTTCGAAAGACACCTTCAATATCGACATATTGTCCATAAAATCCACTACTAATATAGTTATCAACCCCGTCCTGATTAGTTTCAGGAACGGGGGAAATAACCGAAGGTGACTTGTTTTGCTTGTCGTCAATAGAAAAACCAAAAAGTTTGGCCATAATAACTTAAAGTGCCTATTACCTTCTTCTATTTAGTTGATGTCTTCACCGCCAGCATTTGCGCCGCTGCCCTTAGTAGCTTCCCACCACTGAACTTGAAGTTCAACAGTGAATTCTTGGATACCTTGAGCATCATAAGAAAGTTCGATTGGTGATACCTGAGTCGGGAATACATCGTAGAAACGATATGATCTCAGAGTAGAACCGTCACGATCTAACTGATAAACGTAAGCATCTGATTGATAATCTGCTGGATTAACCAGACCAGTATTATCAGATACTCTGTTAATGGTGTTCATCCAACGCTCAAAGGCAGAGCGAATTGCAAAGTCTGTATCGTTCAGAACAGTAACGGTCCAAGAATCGAAGGTTCTGTCACCTGCGATTTTTAGAACACGACCTCTGAAAGGCACTTCAATCTGTGCAATGTTGGAGGCAGGCATATTTGCCCCCTTGACCAAGAATCTTGATTTCTCAAGGACTACAGAATCGGGTGCTGATGTATCTGGGAACTGAAGTACGACTTCAAAGAGATTGGCGCGAGCGCCACCACCCGTTAACTTACTCTTGAAGTCGGTAATCTTTCTTAGTGGGGGTGGATTAATCTGATTTCTAGATGGCATTTGAGTTAACCTCTAATTGAATTAAACGGAGCCGATTACTTCTTCAAAAGCAACACCAGTTCTGGTGGCAATGAAGGTCAGACCGATGAAGTTAATCGATCTTGCGGGTTTGATAAAGATATCTGCAATAAACTCATTGCTGTCAATAATAGCAGCAGTGTTGTTTGTTTCATCACAGATAACAACATAATCTTGAATACCTCTCTTAGATTGAACGTCACGGAGGAATGGTTCAATAATGTTCACAAAATTAGTTCTCGTGATTTCATCATTGAATTCAAAGAGGAAGTCCTTCGCAGCAGCAGAAATTGCATCTTCCAAGAAGATGAACAATCTACGAACGTTGATACGATCAAATGCCGATGACTTACCAAATCCAGTTTTATCACCGAAGAGGACGATTCCTGCACCAGGTGAGAAGATAACTGGGTTGATTCTGTTAGTGTACAGAATATCTCTTTGCTTTCTACCAGGATTGTATGCAAGTTTAACTGCATTAAGGATTGCACCTCTTGCCGTTCCAGCAGGTGAGAACCAAGGGAACTGTTCAATATCAGTTCTGGCACAAGTACCAGCGATATCACCATTCAAAGGTACATAGCGGAATGTATCGTTGAAGCGGTCGTACATGTACTTATAACCACTATCAAGTACGCCGTATGTTGTTGAGGTGATAGGTGAGTAGAAACCTACTATATTATCTGTAATGGTATCAATGTTATTGACAGTTACAGTTCCAACTGTGTTATCACTTAAGAACGCCTGACGATAAGGTGAAACAAATGCAACTGCATCCTTTCTTGCTTCTGCAACTGCAATACACTTGTTAGCAAGTGCTTGTGCCTGCTCTTTAGGATAATTTGCAGAACCCATCAGAATGAAGTCTACTTCATACTCTTCAGTGTTATCAAACTTACCAAGTCCAGTGATAATGTCGTCTAAACCAGAGTTAAGAGCGCCAGAAGTATTGGTATCGGTCTTACCACCATAGTTTAAACCGCCACCAAGAACTAAATTAACTACACCAGAACCAGCGAAGTTTACGTTCTCTGCTTTCTGATCCCATCCGGTATCATCATCCTGTTCGTAAGCAAATGCACCATTGTCACTATGTGCAATAGTCGTAACTCCGACTGGGGCAGAACCACCAAAGATATATTGTGAATTGGTGTAGAGGTACTTTCTCCAATAAGAAGGAGATCCTACAGAGAACTCAGCATCTTTTGCTTTAGAAAGATTTAAGTGCTTTTCAAGAACCGTGCCTGCGTTTCCAGTTATGTCACCCTTGTCATCAATGATAACAACGTGAACTTCATCAAATCTACCACCTCTTGCCTCTGTGAAAGCAGAAGTTCCTGGTTTATTTGCAATTGCATCCCACTCTAGAAATCCAGTATTTAGAGTAATATTCTGATTTTCAAACCAGTCTTTTTCTCCACTATATGAAGTAGATCCAACAGAAGCATTAACATCTGTGAATACACTGATTACTCCAGTCTGCGGAAGTGTATAAACACCATTTTGCTGGTAGTCAACATTTTTTCTTGTTCCTGCTGCAGAAACGTGTTGGAGGAACTTGACCGAAACAGAATTACTATCAGATCCAACTTCAGTGATCATTCCTTGAAAATAACCGTCAAGAACAGAAGTTGTTCCTGCACCAGGTAATGTCAGACCAGCAGGTACATTAACAGAAACTCCCATACCAACTTGATATAAAGTTGGTCCGATTCCTGTGCCGACACCAGAAAGAATTTGGTCTGCTCTACTATCAACGATTGCAACACGGATTCCGTTTGCCCAAGACCCTGGATTTCTTGCGACAACAGTTACATTTGTGATTGGGTTTTCGTCATAACCCAGTTGCTCATAATGCTCAGTGCTCTTGATCATAACACTGGCAGCAATGCCAACGAAACTATTTTTAAGAGCTTGGTCACTGGCTCTTGAAACTCTTAGTGTACCGCCATAAGCAAGATAGGATGATGCAACCATCCAATGTTCGTAATGCTTATCAGTAGAATATGGTCTGCCGAAAGTGTCTAAGAGATCGTCTTCGTTTTCAATCAGTTGTGGAAGATCGACAGGTCCCTTGGCGAAAGGAGCAACAAGCGCCCCAATCGAACCAGAAACTGGATCGACTCTTCCAATAGTTAAGTCAACTTCTCTTACTACAATTCCAGGAGATGCTAAGTTTAGAGGCATCTTTTTGTTCTCCTTGGTCCAAATTACCTGGAATTATTTATTAAAAAGTCGCTTTTGAATGGGGAATCTTGACGTGAAACTTACCAATCTGGGTATTCCCAATTTGGATTACTCCTTTTTACTCTTAACTTAGTACATTCTTTACACTCATATGAATATGATGAGGCAACAGGACCTCTATCCTTTCTTGTTCTATAGTATCCATCTATTAAATTTTTAGTATCACCACAAATCCTACATTCTCTTTCATAGAGAAGAAGATGACCTAATTTTAACTGATCATCTAATTCCATTAATAATAGTCCCACATATAAGAACGATCACCATATTCATCAGCGTGCCAACGATCTCCATCTTTATCTGTAAATGATCCTGTTAATTCATTAATACCATCATCTAAGAATCCAAATGGTGCCATATCTTGATCGATCTGATTTTTCTGCTCTTCATATATTCTCTTACGAATATCATTATCAGTCATTTCCTTGAAGTAGTCTTGTGCTACCAACCAAGCAAAGATGACAAGACACATTGCAAGGTCATCATTACAACCTTCTTCTGCTTCA